TTTTGGAAATGCTATTATCGGAACTCCACGATACACAATTTACTAAAGTCAAATCGGCATCTTGGTTTAACTTGCCAGTTACATCAGTAACCGCATCTGCCACCGCCTTGGCATCCGGGACATAGCCGGTGGCTTTGGTGGCCAGCAGATCATCCTTGGTAGTGATCATCTGGGCAAATGCCGGTGCTGTGAGATCCGCAAAAAACTTCTTGATCTTGCCAAAGACCGTCTTTACACTCTCGCCGGTATTGATGTTTTCCCGGGCTTCTGCCTCTGTGAATGTAATTTCGGAATCTCCAATATCGCTGCTAAAGCCCTTGGCCAAATATATCCAGTTGATCTTGTCATCCCTCGGAGCTCCGTCAGGGGCATCCTTAATGGCCAGATATGTACTTCCGTTGTGCAATACAGCATCCAACCGCTCATACGCAGTGTTGGAGTTGTAATCTCCCTTGTAAGATATTCCAATTTTTCCGAGGGTCTTATATCCTTCCGGTGCTGCCATAGTTCACTCCTCCTTATGCTACTTTCCAGTACAGTACGTTGTCGTCAGTTACAAAATCCACACCCACGCCATCCTTCATATAAAGGTTCATCGTGGTTTCGTCTAAATAAAATTTAGGTTCTGTGATGCTGGCGTAGGTCTCCGCCCGGTCTGCATCTATCTTTGCCTGCGCTGCGGATGCTGCAGATGCTGTGGCCTGCTGTTTGGCTGTTTCCGCTTGTACCGTAATGTCTGCCAGGTAATCTGGCTGCAGCTTATCCGCCGTAATACTCCCTTTCTTTATATCTGCTTTTACCTTGCCATCTTCCCCAATGGTCCAATAAATGGTATCCGAGTCTAAAAACTCAAACTGCGTGATGAGTGCAGACATATCTATGTACTGTTCTGTTCCATCTTTTAAGTAGATAATAAGCTGCTCGGTAACCGGATCATAGCCGAAGTTGATGGCAATCTGTGCCATCAGGGTATGTAATACCTTGGTTGCTCCAGAATAATACGTAATCGTAATATCGCCATTATCCTGATTAATGGTAATTCCCGTGATCATCCCATTAGCCTCTGTAGTTGACAGCTTAGTCAGATCCAGTGTAATCACACGCTCGTCAATAATGCGAGTCGCATTACTTAGCTTGTCCATGTTGGTCTTATTTAATGCTGTTTTGATAGATGGTTTATTCTCCCAGTAATCCTCTTCCCAGTCATACGCTCTCTGCATCCTGCTTCACCTCCTGTTTTGCAACCTCGGCAGCATCCCTGGCCGCAATCTCTGCCATCAATGCATCCCTGGCTTTCTGTTCCTGTCGTGCCAAATTCTCCTGCAATGCCATGCGCTTAACTTCCTCCGGCAACGGAGATGCTTCTACAAAATTTGCGATTGCCTGACTAAATTCCTTGATTTCTAAATTGCTCATATCTCTTAATCCTCCGGTCCCAAATAAGTTATAACAGTCCCACTAATGGTTTTTGTTCTCCACGCAACTACTGTACCTTTATAATTCATGTACCCGCTGACACCCATTGCTCTTACGCTGACCAGATCAACGCTTGATAGCTTATTTACGATAGTCGCAGCGCTGATTCTGTCCGCTTTAATCACCCCAGAGGATGTCCAGTTGGATACCTCCATGTAGTCTGCCTTTACAGTGCTGGCGCTGATATAGTTGGCTTCCACGTTGCTCAGACGGGCTGATACGGCTGACAGATCAGATGTAGTCACATGATCTGCTTCCAGGCTCCCCACGCGGCCACTGACAGCATTCAGTGAATCAATAGTCGCCTTGGTAGCAATCAGGTTGTTTAACTCCAATTTGGTTATATTCAAGTTCTCAATGGTCGCATATTTTACTACCATTTCATCTGCATTGACGATACCAACCAAATCTATCCTTTCGGCTTTGATTTTTATGCTCTCCGCCGTCTGATTGATCTCAGATACGATATTGTCCTTGGATACCTTGGTAAGTATCTGCTGTGCATTGATGCTGATCTGCGTGGACAGATTCTGGTTGATATCTTTCATTTCCAGACGAGTTTCATCCACCGTCCTAGTCAGTGTGTTGGTTTTTCCCTTTAACTGGATAATCTGCTTCTGCAGTCCATTGACCTGTCCGGTCCTGTATTCCTCGCCCTCCGCCGTATAGCTGTCACGAAGTGCCTGTATGCCTTTTAATGTGCGCTGCAGGATGTAGGTATAAATGGTCTCCCGAGTCGTGTGCAACAAGATGCCATCCCCTACCTCCAGGCAGGGATTGCCGCGGGCTTCCACCTGTGCCGGACGGTACCATACGACACCGATCACGCTGAGGACGTTGTCTGCGATGATCTGCAGGTCTGCAGCAGACTTGCCATACACCAAAAAGTTGTCCTCAATGATATAGCAGTTATTGCCAGTACCGGAGATTGCCCCGATATCATTTTCCTCCTGACGGATCTGCAGCTTATCAATATGCTGGCAGATAAAATCCTCATACTGACAAGAGATATAGTGGCTACGAGATACCTCTGTGGTGCCCATCGGATCTGCAGGATAAAGGTCATCTGCCGGATACAGATCATCCGCTGGATACAGCCCCTCTATCATCTGCTCCAGCACCACATACCGCAGTTTTCCATTTCTACCGATGTGCCCAAAACATCCGTTAATCTCGCAGATGGATTCAATAACCGTTTTCCCCGGGAGCTCTCCCGGATCGATAGTTTTTTCTACCACCATATCATCGTTGACCAGTGTGATTTCTTCTTGTTCCACACCGACATAAGCACAAAAGCTATCTCTGAACTGTCTAAGCGTCATTGGAAATGTCAGGCTGTTATACCACCCGGATATCTCTGCATTTAGGATGTCGTACATGGCATCATAGGCTACAATATCCCGACATCTTCTATCTGCTGTAGGTACATCAGAATCTACTTTATAAACTCCCATCATAAAAGGAGCCTCTTCGGCTCCTTCCAATGTTACGGATACGGTTATCTTTTTTCCGGCAAGAGGTACTATTCGTTCCCTGACTCTCAGTTTAAAAGTACTCGCCTCACACCTGCCAAAACTTAGTTCACTCTCTGAGCATAGTCTCTCAGTAAGCTCTGCACTTTCACCTTTCCAGTCATCTTCATTCAGTACACTCCCGTCACTACATTGTATCTGCATTCTTTTGGATACGGATGTATCATTATAAAAATCTTTATATTTATAATCTATCATTCCCTCTCCCTCTTAATACTCCTGGAACGCAACACGTAATGGCTTATACCATAATTCCATACCATTCCAACTTTTTGTCTCTACTGTATAATTTGGTACATACATTTCTCCCGATTTATATCCTCCGGTATTTACATCGAAATAAGTTACAATAACCTTTCTTTCCTTCTCCTTTATGTACGCTTTTTCCATTGCTTGTAGAAATTCTGTCATTTCCCATGCTTCCAGTGGAATCGTATTGAACTCAATTTTTGTTGTATAATGATCTGCAACTTCCCGGTATAAAATATTCAAACCATTTCTGTCAGAGTCCAGATCTGCACGCTGATCCGGACTCACCTTATAGGTCTCAATATCTACATACTTTGAAATATCAGTATCTCCCACTTTTAATAACCATGCCTGAAATGCCATCCTGCTGCCTCCTTATACATCCAGCAACAGGTAATTTCCAGTTGCCTTAAAGTACTCCCTGTTTATCTTTTTCAGTAGTTCCGCAAATTTTACACCATTGATTTCTATCGTATTGCCTGACGCCAATATTCTGATGATAGTCTCCAGCAATGTAATGATCTTATCCAGCTTTTCCGCAGATATGGATCCTCCCGATCCCGCTGCCGCCTGTGCTGCGCTTAGTGCCATTTTCTGTAACTTATCTTCGGGTGATACAATTTCTCCCTGATGCCTATTATCACCGATCATAGCAAGCTGTGGCGTATTAGCCTTGACATATCCACCATTCCACAATTTAGGTATCTGCGGTGGATCACTCGGCATTTCGAAGCCCCAGTCTTTTCCAACCAGATCTCCTGCCTTCTTTGCGACGCTTCCGATTCCATTTACCACATTGCGTAGTGTAGAATATATCAATGATATCATTGCATTCACACCATCAATGATCAGATTACATACTCCCTTGATAGATCCCCATATTGCTTGCCAGATTCCATCCGTAATTTTCTGTAAGCCTTCCCATGCCTTTTTCCAGTTGCCTGTAAACACTCCGGTGAGGAAGTCCAACAGTCCTCCCAGTATTTTCATGGCTCCGGATATAATGTCTGACACGGTTGCGAATACTGTACTCATGATGTTTATCACAATGTCTGCCACCTGCTTGATTGTCGGTGCCAGATACCCGATAATTGGTTTGATTACGGTACTCCACGCGGCTGCAAGGAAATCGCCTACTGAGCTGATCAGATCAAGAACGTTGTCCCATAGTGGTCTGAGATTTTCTTCCCATAGCTCCTGTATCGCTTTCCTAGCATGGTTCAGTACTGGCATTGCAATATCATTCCACAGTTCTAAAACCGTCTTCTTGATATCATTCCAGGCATCTACAATATTCCCAAAGGTACTACTCCCCTGAGATTCCCACCAATCTGTAAGCGAACTACCAAGATTTCCTACAATCTGTCCTGCCAGTGATGCACATTCTCCACCGAAATCAAACAGATCAGTGAGCGTACCTTCTATCAGTTCCTGATTGTCTTTCATCCACTGGGATGTGTGTTCTGTGGAAATTTCAAACCCTTCCGCGAAGATTGTTCCCAGTGACATTCCAAATCCAGTACAGCCTGTCAGAATATCATTGATTCCGTTTACAATATCAGGTCCTGCTTTATCCAGTGCCCCGAGCAGATTATTGTATATCTGCTCATTGATATCCGTAAGATTAGTAAATCCGTTCGCAATAGACTTGCTTACATCACTGCTCCAGGATTCTATCTTTTTCCTGTTGCGCTCCAGATAGCTTGCAATTCCATCCAGCCCCAGGTCTACCGCTTTGGCTGTAACAGCAATCTTATTTCCGATTCTGTTTCCGAGATATCCTCCCAGCGGATCCATGATTGTCTCAATGTTTCTGACTGTAGTTTTGGCCAATGGATCCATCTGAGCCATGATTCTTGAAAAATTATCCTTCAGATTTCCGAAATCAATCTTTTTCAGACCATTGTTGAACTGATCTGCAAAATTTTTGACACCGGGAATCTTGAATGCGTCAGAAAGTTTTTTCGAAATTTTATCCGCACTGGCTTCAGCCTCCTGCGTGGAAGTCTGCAAACCAGCGATATCTATTCCTGCAGATTCTCCGGATGCCGAAGAGGAATCTGTCTTTTGGGAGAGTAAATCCAGTTCATCCGACGGAAGTAATCCGCCTAACTTTTTAGCTGCTTTTCCTGCGGCATTAATATTATCACTGATTCCGGCAGACGCATCCTCCGCAGCCGCCATGCCTGTGGCTACAGCATTACCCTTCTTCCCGGCAAATTTATCCGTAAATGCTTTAAATACATTCGCCAGCTGTACCAGTTTTCCCATCAGGGTATTGATCACCTTGATTGCCGGTGTCAGGACGTTGATCAATCCCTGACCGATTGCCGCCATAAAAGACTCAGTCTGCAGCTTCAGGATTCTGACCTGATTGGCCCAGCCATCAGAAGTCCGCATAAAATCCCCAGATGCCGTCGCCAGTTTGCTCTGCACAAAGGAATACCGTAGGGCTACCTTTTCTGCCTCCGACATAGCCGCAGTAGTCTTCCCGTAGCCGTTGGCCATAGCATAGGCATCCAGTGCCGTCTGTGTCATGACGACACCAAGATCTTTCAGACTCTCTGTTTCTCCAGTGAATACCGATTTCAGCTTTGTATATGCTTCGTCCTGAGATATGTTATAAAAGGATGCCACATCTCCCGCCAGCCCTGTCAGGGTGGTAGACATATCGTATGCCTGCTTCTCGCTGAACCCGAAAGCCTTGGCCATAACACCGAAGGTACCTGTGTACCTCTTGGCCATCGTCTCGGACAGTCCAAATGCAGTTGCGGCATTCTGCGCAAATTTATCTACCTGCTTCGACATTGCCGGGAATGTTACATCCACAACATTTTGCACTTCACTCAGATCTGATCCCAGTTCGATGCATTTCTCGCTGAAATCTACGAGCTTTTTTACAGCAAAAGCGGCAGCCAGTTTCTTACCTACTTTCGTAGCAAGGTTCTGGATGCCGCTCATCTGCTTATTAAAATCTTTTTTATTTACGACCAGATCTAATCCGATCTGTCCAACGCTTGTAGCTTCACTCATGACCAGCCTGCCTTCTAAGACAGGCACATCGGCACAGCGTCTTATAACTTCAACTCAAAAATCTTTTTACAGTCCTTATTTTTACAGCGGAAATAGATTCCCCTGCAATGTGCATCTTCCGTCTGCATTGCATTCACCGGATGCCCACAGTAAGGACACACTACTTTTTTCTTATCTACTTTTTCAATGTATATCGCCCCCTGCCAGAGAAATGAACGCATTCTTCAGTTGATCAAGGACTGCCGCCATATTATCAGGCGTTACCTTTTTTGCTCTGTTTGCACGCCATTCATTCCTGATTCTGTGCTGTTCCGGAGTAAAATGGTCTAAGATATCCTTATCCTCCTCGGCCCGGATTGCTACGATCCGTCCCAGAGGCATCTCCGGTCCGATTCCGATAAGAAGGTCCTTAAACTCATCCCACTTCATGGTATCAATTTCTTTCGACAGCCGGATCCCGTACTGCGCCTGGAAGGATGATACGATCAGACTGTAATCTCCGATCAGATCATAGTACGGGTCACTGCTCTCCCGGCTCTTCATCTCCCGTGATCAGGTCTACTGCTGCCATGATGATCGTCTGTAAATCCTTAAACTGGAGATTCAGTTTATCGATCTTTTTCCGATCCTTCTCATTGAAAATCAGTTCATATACCGCCAACACTTCTTTAGCTGATGTACCCTTTGAAAAAAGACCCATGATCTTCAGTACAGTGGCTGCATCGGAATTGACTTCTATGGTGACATCCTTCACCTTCAATACCGGATTCTCATCAAAATTCAGTTTTTCTGTAATATCTACGATTTTCTTTGCCATAATAGCCTCCTGTTTTTATGCTGCTGTAGAAATCTCCGGTTTGCCGTTGCTCATAATATCAAACTCCAGAGGAGCCACGGCTGTAGAGTCTCCAGCGCCGATATTTTTCACGTTGATAACTGCCCCGTTAAATTTAACCACCGTTCCATCCGGGAACGTCCACTGGACATTTTTCTCTGCGGAGCGGCCGTTTACCCATGCAAGAGACGCTACAGCATCGTTACCGGCATCTCCAACGTTCCTTTTTGCAGTCACGGAAATCGTGACACCTTTACTGGTAAGCAGACGTCTTACCCATCCTGCTTCCGTAAAAGGATGCCATTCCTCTACTCCATTGTCGAAGGATACGCTGAATGTCTCACAGTCCGCAATATTAACCATATTTTTTTCAGCTCCGCTTTCCGCAGCATCGATCTGGAACTGGTTTTCATAACAGGGGTATACTCCTGTAATAGGTGTACTCATTCTTTTTCACCTTTTCCTTTCTCATAAATAACAGCCATCTCTATGACCCATTCGCAGATACCGGCATCATCCTTTCCGACATCCTGGGGTTCATAGAGAGGCTGTATAAATTTTATCAACTCATCGTTGACCGTTACATTTCTTGCAGTCTCCACTGCCTCAAATACAGTCATGGCTGCCTTTTCCGACAAGCGGGGCGAATTATTCCAGTGAATCAACAGGCTGACATATTTTGTCCCGTAAGACGCAAGCTGGGGTCCTCCCAGTGCTGTCTTATACTCCTGCTGATGCTTGCTATTATAAACTCCAATGGACTTTTCCTGCTTGTCCGGCAGACTACCCATATATACCTGATCTGCCAGTTCAAGGGATTCCACATAATCTCGTACATCCGATAACATCATAATCCGGCAATCCTCCTGTATATTTGTTTGTATGCCTTTTGGCAGTACTCTGATTTCTTCCCAGAAATCCAGTCCTCATACCATTCACCTCTTGCATTCGGATTCTCCGTCTTCTGGAAATGATATTCCGGGTGAAAATAAAGGCGTCTTGCGTATGGCGTACTGGAAATGATACTGACTTTTCCCTGACTGCTCTCAGAGTAATCCACAAAAGTACTCTCATTTTGCAGATTACCGGTATCCCTCGGAAATACCTGGGCCTGCACTACATTGGTATGTAATGCCTCCGCAGTCTGCTCTAAAGCCATCACCTGTGCTTTCGTCAGCTGTTGGATCTTCGGAAAATTCAGCTTTACTGTGGAATTTACACTGATCATATCAGCATCACCTCCGTATAGTTGACTGTTCCATCCGAGTTTCTCGCCTTACGACCCTCAAGAATCCTGCGCTTACCCCCAAATATCACAGCACTGCCTCCGGATATGACCGGAAGATCAGGACAAATATCTCCGGGAAACAATGCTGTTCCGGTGATCTCTATCAGTTTCTTCTCCGTGGTCAGCACAGTTTTTGCCTTGTCCTGATAGTTACATTGTCCGTAATACTCCACTGGCTTCAATGGCTCCCCGTATTCGTTCAGTCCTTCTTGATCTATCGCAACAGAGATATCTGTCTTACATAATCTTTTAGGCACCAAACATGGATATTTCATAGGATCACCTCGCAATTCTGCAACACAGGCCTGTCTGAGTCAGTAACGAATACACATCCCGCTTCATGGCAATACCTTTTTCCATGAAAACATTCCAGGAACTTCCGAACTGTGCGGATACTCCATTAATGCTATAGCTGGATAAAATCGTATTGATTTCATCTGCATTTTCATATTCGAAATCTGCCTGCATGCAGACAACCTCTTTGATGGTCTCCTGCTGAAAAGCTGTCAGATGATCGAATCCTGCTGCCACAATCCGGTTAAATGTCAGACTGTCAATATGCCGGCAGGCCTGACGAAGTGCTCTTTCAAGCTCTCCGTCAGGAATCACGCTGCCATTATAGATCTCTGTGTACTCTTCTTTTCTTACATAAGGTTTATAGGACATATGCCCTCCTTACTCCCCGGTGTACTCCATGGTATCCACATCTACATAGACGCTATCCACCTTGCCGTCACGTCCATTGGGGAACACAAAGGTATCAGACAGAGATCTATTCTGGTACAGGTATCCGTCTCCTTCTGTATGTGTTCCGGGATTGAAATAATAGATAGAAGCAATCTTAGGAACCGTCTTACATGTCTGTCCGCATGCCACCAGTACATTGATCTTATGAGCTCCGGTTACAGCAGCAACGTGGTTACTGGTGTCCTCGGCCACCTTTTTCAGCGGAGCAAATCCGCCCTCAGTAGGCTCCCAGTCGAAAGCATCATAGAAACGCTCATCGTCGATAACTTCCATGATGGGTACACCATCGATTTCCGTTACTCTGGTCTCGATGCCGATACCACCCTCAGCGATCTGTGTAAGTTCAATTTTACGGGTAAACTCAGTGGACTGCTCCAGTGCATCCATAATAGGACTGGCCACATACGTGAGCAGGCTACCATTTGCCTTGTACCGTCTCAACTTTCCTTTCGCAAGGATGTCCTTCAGCATTCCGAATACCTTTGCCTTGGTATAAGCAGAAATAGCGGTCTGGCTGTGATATCCCTCCGTCTTCTGTGCCACCTGTGCCACACGGGAGAAGAACAGGGCATCTGTCTCAGGCACTACCTGAGTCTGTTCGAAGGTTCTGGAGATATTCTGCATGGATGCAGTTGCGTTGGTCTCATCCACATCTGCCTTGTCTACCAGGAACTGAACGTCTCTGTCATGGGTTACTGTAAACGGAACATCTGTCTGATCAAAGGATCCCATGTTCCAACCACCAGTTCTCTTGTGATTCTTATAACCAGTGGTGCTCATCTGTGTAAAGTGGAATGTCTTCGCATCCAGCCATCTTACATTAGATGTAATGAAGGGAGAGGTTAACGCTCCCTGCATCAGAATCTGCAGGAGTTCAGGACTCCACTGCTGTGCATAGTTTAAATTAGGCATATCTTATACCTTCCTTTCCTTAGTTCCACCGATTCCATCTTTTGGTCGGTGTCTGTGTCTGTTGTACGGTTGCCTGCTGTGTATGCTGCGAAGGATCTCCGCCTGTCCCTACATGAAGGAAACCAGTAGTATCTGTCTCCTGCGGTTTTAATGCAGGAATGTCCTCCAGCACCTTATTCAGGGCTTCCGTAAGTTTCTCATTGCTGATCTTTCCATCCTGTCCTACTGCCTGGCTGAGATCTGCCATCTTCAACAGATACGGGATGGATGTTACGCTGATTCCCAGTCCGACTGCTGCCATCGTCGCTGCCTGTTGGATCTGTGCCTGTCTTGCCTCGGCCACAGCGGTTGCAGCCTGCTGTTGCAATGCTTCCACATTCGGCTGATTTGCCGCCTTCTGTTCCTTGAAGGTTGCTATAGCCTGTTCCACCTCCTGTTGGGAAAGCCCCTGCTGCTTGAAATAGGCTTTCAATGCCGTATCCTCTTTTGCCGCAAGCGTTCCATCCAACATCTGCTGGATTTTTCCATAGTCAATCTGCGGTGCTGCATTCTGCTGTGACTGCTGATCAGTCTGTTCTCCTGCCGGTGCTCCGCCCTGGCTTCCATCGGGGTCTAAGAATCTTCTTACTGTCTTGTAAAACATAACGTGCTCCTTTCCATTTTGAGGGTGTCACCCTTACTGCGATCCATTGTCTTCGGTGTCTCCGGTCACGCTGCAGTTTATTGCCTTGCTCGTGTTTGGGCATAAAAAAACACGCCATGAAGCGTGTTGATTCCAGATTATTTGTTGCACCGGTGCAATTTTCTTTTTTCGAGATAAAAATACCACCAATCTACTGACCGGTGGCTTCATGTTCTTTTACCATTCTTCGTAAACGTTCTTTATAATCCTCATAGCTTTTATCTTTTCCGATGATGTATGCGGCATCTCCCATTTTTTCGGAGAAAGATAATACTTTCCTGCGCAACTCCTGCAGTTCCTCATCGTTTTTCATTTTTTCAACAAATTCTTTTTTGAACATAATTACCTCTTTAGCACTTTCATAAATGCTTCATATAGCTCTGGCAATTCGCTTTTTATGAATTTTACAGTTATATCATCCGACTGATACAATGCAGCATATACGTCCGCAAATATCTCCGACTCCGCATATCCGGGTTTACCTATGTACTGTGATTCATGTCCATATGCTCCGGCAATCACGTTATCTGTCATGCATGACATTATATCACTGATGAAGTAATTGTACTCTAAATCGCCACTCACAGCAAGTCTCTGCTGATACTTCTCCTTTTCTTGCAATACTCCTTTTTCTGTATTCTTTATTGACTCTACAAATTCAGCATACATAGGACTACCATATTCATTATGGTCGATTCTATGGGCTATTTCATGGACCAGTACAGCCTTATAATTTTCCTCATCATATAAGGGATGTTTCTGATTAATAATTATCATATCCGTATCTGGATCGTATGAAAATGCATGTTCTGACAGTTCATCTATCTTGATGCACTCATCTTTCGTGTACTGATCCACTAAATCGATCATGATCTGCGGAGTATCCGATCTCGGCACTTTCACCTCATCAGGAACTTTATACCGGACTTCGGTTTCCTGACTCCATTCTTTTTCCTTAGCACGATACTTGCTTTTATTCTCTGGATCCAACGAAAATAACGCTAATCTGTGGAATTTCTTCTCTTGTCTCTCTGCATATTGCTGTCGGGCTTCCTTTCTGTTCTGTTCATCAATATCCTCTATGTCTTTTTTACTGTATTCATTGTCCAGATCCTCCAGTTCCGGAAAATATGTCGTATGGCTATCCTTACACCGTGGATGATAAAGCCCCGCTGCTATTGCCGAGCTCATCAGGGGATATGGTCCGTCCTTTGCGCTTCCACCGCTCCATACATCATCGATCAGTATCTTACCAACAAACGGTAAACACTTGGGGCAGGGATTTCCACGCTTATTCATGATCACCGTGGATATCCCCCATTCCTGCCTTTTCTGCCCTTCCCCCTGCAGGTATGCACGCTTACTGGCTGTCCGTATTGCCATGTCCGCATAGTCTGCCAGTGTGTGCCTGGATCCATTGGCATATTCCACGCAGTTGAGGCCGGCGGCAATAAAGTCCTTTGTAGCCATGTCCACCGCCTTCTCATAGGTCCCGGCTCCGCTGTTTGCATATACCTGTGCATTGAAGATAACCTTGCGGTACTGGTCATTAGCCATACGTAAAACAGCGGTCTCAGCCTTTTCCATGTCTGATGTGGTCACCCGGATCAGCGCCTCCAGCTTCCTCTGGTTCAACCGGAAGAATGCCGCCGATGCTCCCGGACTTACTCTTCTTGCCGGGAAGCCTTTTTTTATAGCCTCCAGTATGGCTATCTCCTGATCCATATCTCCTTCATCCCTAGCAGTACTTATCAGTGCTTCGATTCGATTATTGATATCCTTGAATTTCGCACCGAACCGCTCCTGATTCTCTTTTCTGTACTTTTCCAGTGCCCGGAGCTGCTCTGTCTGCCACATGGACCATTGCTTGTCCTCATCGATTTCCTCAATCTTATGTCTTCGCATGTTCCGGATCATGGAAGCAATGAGTTCATTCTCAACAGCTTCGAATGCTGCTCCAATGTCATATTCTGAATTTATCTTAGGCATCTAATCACCTGCCGTTTGCATATACCTTGAATCCCTGGCTTCTGAACTGTCTGGTCAATGTCTTGATCTGCGTGACGCTGGTACAATGATCACAGCGAAGTTCCGCATAATTACCTTTTTCCACTGCATAGATTCCTTTCGGAACCTGCTCACTGGCCACCTTCAGAAGCCCCTGGTACTCCTCCCGGTTCATCCGGTATGTTTTTTTCGCTACCTTTACTTCCATCACTACCTCCAGTAAATCCGTTTATCCTGAATTCTCCTGCATCCGTTCTGATCTCCGGCTCCGGAATGTTCTGAATCCCCTGCTCTGCCTTGAGCCTTGCGATTTCTTCTCGTTTGCAATCATCGTCCAGACTGTCACCGTATAGTTCCTCCACACAGCGCTCAATGCTCATGATTCCGCTCTGCTTTGCCTTACCGACTGTTTCCACCTGCGATTCAAATGAAGGATTGGCATATTCTCCAAATGGGAGATTTACCTCTACACTTTCCACTGCCTCATTCTTCATCAGGTGATATGCGTTGATACACATGGATACTACCTGCGGCAATACTGTCTGAAGAGTTTCCACGATAATATTTCTTGTGTACAGCGTTGTTTTTTCCTTTTCACGCTGCGCTTCTGCATTATCCAGTTTTTTTACATCAATCCCCAGTGTAGAAGGACTGATGATCCCCTGCAGGCAAAGGTCCAGAGCCGTACAGTAGGAAGCCTGGTAGCTGTCATGAGGAATGCTCGGCTGGTCTGTACTGATTACGTTTTTCTGCCCTTCGCGCTGGTCTCCTTCTGCTGCAAAATATCTGTTATCGAACGGATTCGGTGTTATCGCAGCTCCTGTTTCCGGATTCCTCGGGACCAGACAGTCCGGAATATATGTTTTGGCTCTTCCTGCTCTCAGCGCATCCATCCACTGGCTCCATACTTCATCCAGCGCATCATAGCTGTCCACCTTTCCGTCAAAGATGCTTCCACCTCGTCCTTCATATTTTGCCGACTTGTAGAACATCATAGGCACCGCCAGCATAACGCTTTTATCAAAGGTCACATTTTCCAGTGAGCTGGTGATCTGTAATGTAGTCAGCGGTACCTTTCTGTTGTCCAGATAAAGCTCGTTATTTACATACCCATATCCATATATCTCATTGAGCACATATGTCTTGCCACCTCCGCTGTATGGTGTCTTAAATATCACTTCCCTGACCTTATCCTTTTTCCGGATGATTTCGACACGATCCCCAGCATACCATTCTAAAATCGGATATTCACTGACCTCTGTATCAATGGACACTTTAAAAGCCCCATCTCCGATATACAGCGCCTCTTTGATTGCATCCTCTACCTTGTCGGCAAAGTTATTATTCTCAGGCTTTGCAATGTCTTTCCATATCTGTTTCTGTTTTTCGTTCTCTGAGGAAAATTCAAATTCCCCCATATCCGGAAGGACTACTGCTGCCAGAGTTCTCACCGTAAGCGCCGGAAGGCCTGTGTGGATCTTGCGCATTTCCAGCCCCGGTGTGCTCTTGCTGGACCAGAATTTATATTTATCTGCATATTCTGCGTTCTGCTCATAGAACTGCTCCAGTTCGTTGCTGTCACCTCGATACCAGATGCGGTTTCGGATCGCATTCCCCTCGAAATCCATCATCTCATTGATATTGAACACATACGGATTCGCCTGAGAAACATTCAGCCAGCTCCGTATGCCTCTTTTGATATTCTCATTTATCTTTTCCATCAGGTTCACCTCTGTTTATCCTCCTCGAATCCGATCATATTCCGGTATGGAATCCATCCGTACTGGTTTGCATTGATCGTATGGTCGTTCTTATCCTCCGGTACCGGGACATCCTCTTCCTCGTCCCATGAATAGCGTTCCAATTCTGAGATATGGTTTGTGCAATCCTCAACTACCAGATAGCAGTCCTGCTGGATCCATCCCAGCTGTAAATTGATACGATCCAGTATTGTTACCTTTTTGTAGGACTCAATGAAATTGTAAAGGCACCCATGCAGGCGCTTATACTTCCGAAGTTCTGTTATTGTCGCCGCATCCGCGCAGTCAACAAAGGATTCTTTTGCAAATCCCCATTCCGATCTGCATCTATCCAGAAAAGCTATAAACTTTACCGTTGTGTCAGATGGTGCCAACGGCACACTGAGATCAGCATTGCTATACACCATTTCAGCCAGTGTGATCAGCTTGCGGTCATCCGTAATGCCCTGGAAGATCATTGCAATGGTATCCGGAGATTTTGAGGAATATGATGTATCCAGTCCGGCCGTAAACTTCCTGAAACGGATCTTCCCATCTGCAATCTGTTTCTTCACCCATGCAGCAGTAACAACATGTTTCTTTCTGACAAAGTTGGAGAATACCAACCCTGTCGCTTTTCCGCGGAGACCCTGGATCTTATTTTTCCAGATCTTTGTTCCCTTCGGTGTGTTTTGCAGGATCATCTGCAGTTTATCCGGTGGAAGGCCTGCATTGTCTTTAAAAGAAAAGAACCAATGGATCCATCCGTCCTTTGGCTCTTCTTTCAGTTCCTCTATGATTTCCTGTGGTGTCTCATCCTTCCATTCCGGAAGAGGACGTGCACAGTTGATATATTCTTTGTACACCGGCAGTCCCGGATCGTCTGGGTTTAGTGTTGCCATCAGATAATCACATCGCATGGATGCTTCTCTGACAAAATCTATGTCTGCGGTATTTACTTCATCTATGTACAGACAGCCATATTGTCCTCCCAGGGCCTTCTTCCACTTTTTCTTATTACCGTAGCCCAGCACATAAATGACTTTATCTCCCCTGCCAGTATGCAGAATCAGATGTGGAATCTTATCGTCTTTGGTTCCACTGCCGTTATATTCCACCAGAATGCCAAAATCATCCAGTATACCAAGGTCTTTGTTGATGATGTTCTTCTCAGCAGTTCCGGTGTCATCCGCAGCAATGATGTGAAGCTTCTTGGGGCTTTCTGCTACCTTAAGCATAAACTTGAAGATTCCTACCGTCGTTTTACCTGCCGCCGTGGTTCCTTCCAGAAATTCCACCGGAGCATCGCATTTCAGGAATGCTTTGTATTTCTCTGACAGCAGGAGTTTACTTGCGCTCATTACCCATCACCACGCATCTGTCTGATCAGGTCATCCAGTTTACTCTGTTCGGACTTGAGTTCTCCGGAGATCTGGACATCCTGTTTATCTCTCCATTTATCCGGTTTTCGGTTCTTCAACCAGAATATCTGGGCTGTGGTATCCGGCTCTACTTCTTTTACTTTTCGTTCCACAAGCATTTCTTTTGTTTTGGGAAACTTCTCTCTTACAAGCATCAGCTCATCATCTGTTGCCTCCGGATGCTCCAGTTTGTAGCGATTCATATATTCAAATAGCTTTTGACTATATTCTTCCTGCTCCATCGGAACGCTTACATATTTGTCTTCTGTATACCGATATCCCAGTGCCCTTTTCAAGAGCGCATTTTCTACTTGCAGGTCCACAACTTCCTTTCCCCTTTTTAGGGTGTCCGAAATGTCCGGATACAATTTTTTCCATTCATTTAATGTAGACCTGGAGATTCCCATATTACCAGCGATCTGCTCTTCTGTTAGTCCATCCCTTGTCCATCCTTCCAGCTTTAGTAAGCCTTCCGGTGTCAGCCAATATTTATATTTGCCCTTTGCCATCTGCTCACCATCTCTCTAAAGTTGCACCGGTGCAACTCCACGAAAAAAGGCAACGCAGCTATCTGCATTGCCCTGTCACTAATTTATCACGATACTATATTATCACATTTGACATGCGAAATCATGCCATCTTTTACTTTAACTCCCCAATATACCTTCCAATCTGTTCTATAGTCTTAAAAACTATCCTCTTCATTTGTCTCTCACTGTACGAGGCACCACCGATTTTTAGGTAGGGAATCGGTGCTCTGAGACCTTTACTCCAGTACCTGATCCGGATTACCTTCTGTTCTTCTGGTCGAAGAGAATTATATACAAATTCCACTGCCTCAATCTCTTTCTTGATCCGTTCATGGTATACGGATGTCATCTTCAGGGCTTTTGCCTCTGTGACAGACTGTGCCTTGTCTCTTTCCTTGGCAGGATCCGACGGACGACTGCTGCCTCCCGCCGGTGATGCCATAATGTCCGATATGTACTCCTCATATTCTTTCTTGCGTTGGGGATACCGTAATAATATAGTTTCGATAATCCGCCAGCTTGCTCTGTTAATTCTTTGCATCGATGCTTTCTCCTTTCTGTTGCACCGGTGCAATTCCGGTGCGGTTACTATGCTACTCTGTTATATTTGTGCTGCATCTCTTCGATGTCATCTATCAGGTAATACTGGACTGTCATGTCCGGCTTTGCATGTCCCAGTAATTTACTTACCAGCAATACATCCCCTGTCTTACGATACAGTACACTTGCAAATGTCTTACGATACACATGCACGGTTGCTGTTATCCTGGTTACTCCGCCACGGACAGCCATTTCTTTAGCCAGCCTTTCAATTCCATACTCTTTCATTCTGTTATGCGGTGCCCGATCTGCCAAAAACAGCGGATCAGTTCCAGGTCTGTCACCGATATAATTTCTCAATGCCATCACAGCTACTGGAGTGAGCATTCCTGTGCGATAGGTATCCGTTTTTTCGGCATAAATTGATACCTGCTTATTTGTCAGATCAATATCTGACACGTTGAGGTAAGAGATTTCACCTACACGCATGCCGGTACAGATCATCAATTCAAACAAAGCCTTTTCCTTGGGTGTCTGCAATGCATAACGGATAGTTTCCACTTCCTCATCCGTCAGGCGAACCTTTTTCTTTTTCACCTGCTTAACACGATCAACGCCATCAATGATATTATTCTTGATGTGCTGTTTGCGGAATGCCCAGCCGAAGAACGTGCAGAGATACCGGTATATGGTGGACTTATAATTTTGGCTGATATGATCCCGGTAACTCCTGATAGCAAGGTAATCTGTGATATCCTGTGCTGTCACATATTTATAATTTCTTCCAACAAAGTCAAAAAACGTTTTAATGACTCCGATGTAGCTCTTGATCGTGCCTGCATGGAGTCCTGCTGCCACCATGTCCACGCAGTACCTCTGCATTAACCACTCATTGTCATGCTCAATAGTCATAGGCAGCTGTTTGATCTCTGCCAGCTCAAAGTCCTGCAATTTTACGTAAAGCGTAATCTTCATGCGGTCGATCTGCTCTCGTGTCATGGTATCTCGTAATTCATAGGCAACATCATTGATCAGGTCATTTTTGGTCATACTCGCACCTCTTTCGTATTGCCTAAGGTATCACATTATGGTATGATGTCCTTAAGCAGTTGAGCGGTAGATGATATCTTTGGTTGGATGGTCTACCGCTGTTTTATTGGTTACGATTGCAGGCTCCTCTGCAGTTGGCTCTAAAATTGTGTATGATACTTATTACTCTTTTTCTATCACTCCTTCACTAACTATCCCATTTATCCCATCGGCCGTCAATTCTCTGCCGCACAGCGGGCAGATTTTTATTTTTATTGCTCCCATCGGCTCGTTTTCACTATTGGCAAAGAGCATATAATTTTCTGCTCCCAGCCTAATAGTTCCATGTTTGCCGCTTACATTTGCATACTTCTCGCAAAAATCACACATTTCCGCTCTCCTTCACTAACTTTCAGTTTAGATGTTCATAACACCAGACTTCCATCCTGCTTTTTTAGCCTCTTCTGAAAGAATCTCATTTTCTTCAGCTATAGCCATTTTTCTTTGTTGTTTTTCTAAACAATATATTGATAAAATTTCATCCACCAACTCATTAATACTACATAACATATCTCCGTCAACCTCTTCGGTTCGTTCTGCATCATTTAAAATATTTTTTATATCTTCTGCACATTCATGTATTTTTCTCATACAAATGCCTCCATAAATCTTAATATTTCAGTTTACTTATCATATTTCTTATCATCCAAAAGATCTACATCTGTATAATTATCAAGACACTTTTCATAACGCCCTTCCTGCTTAGTAATGCCAGAATAAGTTTCATATGGGTTTGGAAGATTATGCTTCTTACAACAGTCATAGCAAATAACAAAGCTTCTTGTTTTTTCTCTACACCCATATGGTTCATTGTCCGTATGATATCTGGCAAAATTTTGAAAAGGTGTCATAGATAACAGCGTTGCCGTTCTATCACAGTCTTTTCCACAAAAATCACAAATTGCATGTATCATCCTATTATCCCTCCACTAAATCCTAATATTTCAGTTTAGTTTAAATCCTCATCATAATAAAAACAGTCTCCGTCGCACGTTTCACACCCAATCGGGCATTGTTCTATATCATTTGGATTTCTTTTTTCATCATCTGCTTTACAATATCCAATCGGGCAAAACACTTCTACACCGTCTTGCAATAATATCATTCTTCTACCTCCGCTAAATCCCTAATATTTTTCTAAATATATTCCTTTTGGGCTTAATCACCTCGAAACACTTTTCTTTCCAGTCGAAGACATAATCCAGGTTGTATGAACTGAAACCAATATTGTAATGTCGCTTTCCTACCTCTCTGTATTTTATTTCAAAATAAGGTTTTTCTTTTTTTCCAGTGACAATTATCTCGATGTCACTTACTTTTATTTTTTCCATATTCCGCTCCTTTGCCAAATTCTAAGTTAGCCAACACATACAACGGCAACTACAGAATTCTTTTTCAGTCCATTATCCTTGCAAAAATCATTCCAAAAATCTTGCAATTCATTTTCTGCTGTTGATGCAGAGTTAACTGTAAATTCTGTTTCCGCCATGTCTTTGTTTTCCATATAGCTTATCTGGTATGTCGGCTTATATTTTTCTGCACATCCCCAAATTCTTTTATTAAATGCTTGTTTTATAGTAGCCATCTTCACCACTCCTCTGTTCTGTCCTAAGTTAACTAATGTTGAGTGGAACTCAAATAGAAACTCAAATTTTTAATTAAATTTTTCACTTCTTAACTCAAATTTTGAGTTACTATTTCACTTCCTACGCTTGCTCCGCCGCCACCGGCAAAGCAGTCAATGATAATGTTATTTTTCATGGCATCACCTCCGGCATAAAATCAGATAATCGCATTTGTGCCATTTCTGCATCTAATCTCTTTTTGGATAAATCATAATAATGCTTGTCCAGTTCAAAGCCAACATATGAATGGTTGGTTCTGTAGCAGGCTATCAAGCTGCTGGCACTGCCTACATGAGTGTCCAAGATAATGTCTCCGGGCTTTGCATAACGGTTCAGAAGCCATTCATATAGTGCCACTGGTTTTTGTGTAGGGTGGATACGCTTTTCGTTCAACGCCTTATTCCCCTGCTGAATAGTTCCTTCAGTAATGGACTTCCCCTGGAACATTCCACGCCACATATACCGGAATATGTCTATCCTTTTAGTCAGACTGCAGAATGCCACCTCTGCATCCGACTGGTCAGAACCATCATTGCATTTATCCCATACGATAAGACCGCCAGCCAAAGTAAAATCAAAGTAATTGCATCCCCATATAATCTGATTTTGGGATACCCGAAATAATTCCTTGAAGTATTCCCTAGAGGGGGGCTCATTGTCCCACCCTCTGTTTTCGTACTGACCGTCCTTTACATATGTTTTTGTTCCATTTTTCTGCTTAACAAATGTATTCCTATTTTTGCCACCATGCTCATGTAAACCATACGGTGGATCCACAATCGCAAGGTCAAAGTAATCATCCGGGAACTCTTTCATTCCATCCATGCAATCCATGTTGTAATATCCAAAATCCATTACGGCATCACCCCCGGAATATCCTCAAAACTAATCTGATTATCTCTTTCAAAGACAATCATCTCATTCTTTGCTCTCTGATAGAAGTTGCGGTCAATCTCAAATCCGAATGCACTTCTCCCGATCTCTGCGGCTGCTCTTAAGGTACTACCGCTGCCACAGCAAGGATCAATCACTACGTCACCGGGGTCGGTAAAAATTTCAATCAACTTTTTCAGAACAGCAACAGGCTTCTGTGCCGGGTGAATCTTCGGAATGTCTTTTCCGTCTTTCTCCCATGTGAACCAGTTAAAAATCATTTTCCCAGTGCCACGGATCGTCTTTCCGTCCTCGTCAACCTTTGCACCGTTCCGGAACTTCGGCAGCTTGTCACGGTAGAACACAAGAGCATATTCAGTAGCACCAACCACACGCATATTTGCCTTAAGCACCTGCGGACTATAATTTTTCACAAATACAAGCGGTATGTAATGGATAAATCCATGTTTATAAGCAGCATCAATCAGCGTAGGCATCTGCTCGAACGAACAGAACACAATCATGCAAGGGCTGTCACTACTTCTGCCACGATTAACGGTCTTTTTATCGTCCTTTTTCAGCATCTTTGAGCAGAAATGGAAATACTCATACAGATTAAAGTTGAAATCGGAATTAAATGCCGCCTTACCTGCCAGCTTGCTTTCTCCGTTCTTGTTATCCCCACCGTTGTACCACATAGGGTTACTTCCGTAGAAATTCTTTCCGACATTATACGGAACATCGGCAATGATAAGCTGTGCCGGAGGTATGGCATATTTCTTATAGTTCTGCATTGAATCTCTGTAAATCTCACATTTTAATTTTTTCATTTTTTCAATGAGACCGCATATGCTTCACTCTGTCCAGAGTCTCGGCTCCTTTCTTGGTTTAATCTAACTATCGTTTCTGCCTGCTCCTTATACACACGTCCTGCTGCCTGCACCAGATAGTGCTGTAAGGCTTCTGCGACGCTGATTCTGTGCTTCACGCAGTAGCGGTCAACGTACCGTTTAAAGTCCTCATTCTGCTCGTACAGGGCGGTGTAATCAATGTGTTCCATCTGCATCACACTCCTTTAAGATTTCATCCAAGCAGGCATTCCAGCCATCACTCTTTCCATCTAAATACTCATGCTCGTATTCCGTTCCATCGTAACAATCGTTCTTAATTGCTTCCGCAAAGCAATCCATTTTCTCCGGCAGTTCACGGAGCGGACACCATTTAGGTCTATTTTTGTAGCGCCCACCATTTATTGGAATCGTCTTCCCTGTAATTGAGCAGTCGTAAAGAGCATCATCTTTATAACTGGGATATTTGCAAGCGCAATTTTCACAGGTTTCCGGCGTATCCATAACCAATACTGCTTTAGACATATTTCACACTCCTTCCGGCTTTTCGCACCGATCAAATTCGATAACCCACACCCACGGATTAGCATCCCATCCGTAGCGGTCAATGTCAGATTTCTTGATTGTTGATTCCCACAGCCATGCAAACTGTTCCTTTGCAATTCCATACTCTGGATCTACTTCTGTTCCATAATTTTTTTCACTGTACCCTATATCTTCGTAGAAAAGATTTCCAACGCCTTCATTTTCAGAGTCCTTTGGTGTAATCTCCCGTAACCGCTCCACTCTTACATCCGTAACTTTCAGCCAGATACGAGCGGCTTCTTTCGGCATGTGGATAGATGGGTGCCACCTTGCATCTCCATATATTTCATCTGTTGCCCGGTACATATAACAGCCATAGCTTTTATTCAAGACGTTCTGTTGTGGTTCTTGGTAACAATTTCCATGTTCGTCTCCCTCGCAACAACAACAATCAAAATGTTCCCATGTTTCCCGTACATACAAGATATCGCCTGGACAGATAGGACAGGTTCTCTCCGCTGTACTTAACTGTTCCACCTGTTCCTTATCAGCAAAGTTATGTACTGCATAAGTCCGCCTGTCAGCATTGTAAAAATCCATATCCGGTACGGTATACTCATTTGCATCTTTGCATATACGCCTGGTGCAGGTCTTCCGTCCGTCTAGAATCGCCCTCACCATTTCTGTATTGAATAAAATCGGTTTAATTGCCATCCGTTTCACCTACTTTCTCAAAATAGAACTTTATCGGTTCTCTGTTTTCCTGCACCATACCGAATCTGACTGCGATATTGTATGTACAAACATCTCTTTTCAGTCTGTCAGGTATCTTCTGCAACTGCTTTCTGAATGTCTCTAAATCCATTGTTGCCTTATAACGGTTACATGAGCCACAAGACGGCATAAGATTTCTAATGTCATGTACATCGATACCGGTAAAATCCTCTGTGTACTCATAGTTTCTAAGGCAATGTAAATGGTCTACATTAAAGCCTTTTTCTTGTATTTCACATCCACAGTAGGCACAATGCCCGTTGTACTTTTTGTACACTAATTTTCTGACAGATTTAGGAATCGGTTTTCGCATCTGCTCCACCTGCCTTTACAATCTCCAAACACATCTTTCTTTGCAGATACTGTTCCTGGTATCTTTGATAACACGGGCTATTTTTCGGGCAATTCATATATCTTTGAAAAGCCAATTCTGTTTTCTCTTCCAACTGCTGCACAACCTTGTCCGGGTCGTAGGCGGTCGGCTGGGCATCTGTAACAGAAGCAACGCGTAAAAAGTCTAAGCAATCCATATCTTCATTCTTTGAAATTGCTTTTTCTAAATCCGCTTTTAATTTATTCGCATAAATCAATTTTCCCATCGTTCATCCTCCTGTTTCTCGCCAGATGAATTGTACATACTCAAATATGTTTCAAAATCGTTCGGGTTCATCTTGTCCGCAAGGAAATCCAAGAAATCCTTATTCCGCAAACATTCCTCCACCGTGCAGATCTGACGGTACTGCTTATGCTCCTCCATCATCTCAATCAGCTTTTTGAGGTCGTACCCTCTCTGCACTAGGTTATCCTCAAATTTTATGTATTCTGCGATATTGTCCTGGTCAATCCCACGCTCGATCATAGCTTTGCAGATCTCAACGGCATTTCTACAGGTGCCAATCTTTCCGATCTGGCGGTACTGTTGCACCTCTTCCAGTGCCTTAATTGCTGTTTTCACACTTGTAATGTGTTCAGCACCAGTACCCTGCATATAACATAATTCGCAATCATCGCAACTTTCATTACAACTTACAATTTTTGCTCTACGGCTTTCACATTCAAGATATGCATGTAATTTTTCTATTGCTTCATTCTCCGTCATGGCTACCCTCCTTAACTCCATTTAAAATCCACACAAGGTCTCATTCTCCGCTGATTCTTACCCCTTTTATTGCATATTCCCCAACCACCGTAATGACAATCTTCGCAGGTAATCGGATATTGATTTAAATTTTCCTCAATACATTTCTTGCACTGGTAAGAATTTTGATTATACTCATACCGACAATTACGATTTTTGCGTTTGCATGTCGCCATATTACTCCTCCAACAGTTCCGGATTGTCAAATTTGTTTCCGATAACCTCATAAATACAATCCCTGTTTATACGTGGCTTTGATAATCCATACTCATTACTTGTCCGATAAAATTCAGCATAATTTTCATCCCAAAGTACAGTGCCAGTGCAATAATTTTCTGGATGTGCTCCATCATTGTAATGTTTAACAATATCATTCTCCCAAATCAGCTTGCCGTTCTTGTCCTTAAGTCCGGTACACTGGCAGATAGTGTTCGGGTCTATCTCGTAGAAATTTATACCAGTAACATTCCAATCATCGCAAGCAGTTCCATTGTATTTTTCAATAACAATTCCGCCAATAAATACTCTTCCATTTTCAAATCCATCATCAAACAAGTAACCATGTACCCATTCTCCATTATCAATCCGCTTTCCACGGAATAAATATCTATCTTGCATCCTCATTCCTCGCTTTCTGCCCTGAGCCATTCATTCATCTCGTAGGTTCCCGATATGCTCTGGTCGTGATAACCGTATGTTTCTACTGTCACTAAAAAATCTGCCAGCTCATCGTCAGTCATGCTCCTGATCCGGTCTGCGTTGGTCATAGGGGAGTAGTGCTCGCAATCTCTTTCTATGTCCTCATGCGGACAGTCGTTGATTTTCTCGCACCATGAGTACGCATCAAACCCGTTATCCTTTGTTTCTAAATTTTTGCAGTTATTACATTTCACCATCTTCCACCTACTTTTCTTGCAAAAATCTCTTGATGACATCAATATCTCTGTCCAGCACGCTTAAATGCTCTTTGTTCATTTTTTGATAGACAATCAAGGGATTCTGTCTTCCTGCCTTTTTCGCTCTTAATACTTCCCATATACCTTTCGGTTCTTCAATCGTCCATCCGGTTTTGATAAGCCATTTGCGAAAAGCATCCAATTTGTTGCTATGCAGTGTGTTCCTATTTGCCATATTCTACCTCACTTTCCCGGTACGTCTCCGGCAGTGGAATCCACACCGGCTGATTCTGCAAGGCGGTGATTGCTAGCTGTAATGCATCCTCACAGCAATGATCTACTCCTGTTTTCCCGTACAGAGGACATTCTTCACAAACCTCTGAGTACCGTTCACTCTGAGCCTTTAAGCAGTAAATAACTTCTTCTCTCTTCATTCCGCACCTTCCATTTCTGCCAGCTTGCTTTCGGCTTCCGCTTTTGTGAGGAATACTGTTTTACCAAAATCGCATTCTCTAAAATATGCTCCTATAAAATGATTTGTTGCCTTAGCGTAAATTCTATATTGTTCTCCGCTTTCATAAAATGATACACTAGAAACATAAGCTTCATAGACTTCGTCTTTCATGTTCTCATCATATTCAATATCATCAAACACATTAAATGGAGAAGTGATTACATAAACGGTATCTCCCACCTTGCACGGCAACCGCAGGAGCAATCCCTGCTCCTCGGCATCCTCATAATCTGCCAGCTTCTCCATTGCACAGTATCCTTCTTCACAGTTGGAATAGTTGGCATTCGGTTTTCCTCCAAAGCATTGATAGAATGTTCTCAATGCGTTTTCACCGTGATTCTCCTTTACCAAAATTCCATCAGCGGTTCTTTCTGTCAGTCTCTCCATCCTTACTCCTTTCCGGGATCCTCGGCTTGCTCACCATCACCGGGTAGCTGCAGTCATACGGCTTCGTGCGTCCGATTCTAATAGCATCAGCAACCGGGTGTGTATCCATGTATAGTAAGTCACCGTTCTGAAAGTTTCATGTTCCCTCTCTCATACAGCTACACTCCTTTTTCCGTATGTACTTGCGATTCTGTATACATTGCAAATTTCTCTGTAATATATTTCCTGTGCATGGATATGAGCATCCACACGGTCAAGTTCCGTCTCACACCACTTTGCAAATTCTTCTGTGGACAATGGTGTCTCCAAATTTTCAAATTTTTCTCTGTTGTCAATCACAAAACACACCATGTCAACCGGAATGTGGTTCAAATCCGCAAGAATCTGAATCTGTTTGTCCTTGTCCTCTGCTTTTTCGTAATTCGCCAACAATTCATAACCTGTCATCTGCATTTATATCACCTCTTATCAAGTTTGATTTCTTTGTCGTAGCAACTCTTCTTTGGATTTCCCTCTACTGGGGAAACCATCTTTTTAGGGTCTGTAGTGTATGATCCGTTTAGTTTCACACCTATTTTGCTTTTTTCGTCCATATAGCATGACGGCTTGTAACGATCCGGTGGAATGTAGTTGTGAATGCGCCAGTGTTTTACAAGCATAACACCACTATCGAAAGATAAAAGGAATCTATTGTCTATCAAGGATTTCAAATCATCTTCTGAAGCACCGCACATCCTTATGATTTTCCGTGGGTTGTTTACAAATCCGTCATCATCAGCGTTCATACAGATATGGAAATAAAGCATTTGAGCCGTAGCAGGAATATCCAAAAAAGCATCACTCTCAATTATTTTTGCGCTGAACATTCTTTTTTCTGCCATTTAGAACTCCTTACTCAAAAATAGGCTTCTCAATATAGATCCCGGTGTTTTCCACCAGTTCTCTCCACAAGTCCATGAAATCCTTTCCGTTGCACTTGTCTCCGGCTTTGTCCATGTGGTCAGAAAACTTATCCTTGAAATTCGTCAGCTTCTTCTTACCGAATCCATCTTCCATAAGAATTACCATTCCATATAGAATGTACCTTGTGGACAACTCATTGATAAGGTTGTTACATCTGACCTGTTCCCTGATGCATTTCTGCGCTACAACCGACTTGTAATGTGGATAATCAGCTTCGGTAAATTCCTTGTACTCAATCGTCCAGTCTGCAAAATCGTTAAGTCTGCTCTGTAACTCCGTATAAGGCTCATTCTCGTACTTTTCGTTGTACTCGGTGAATTTACCGCAGAAGTCGGAAAGTCTCGTCTGTGAGTACTTGTAGTCTTTCCACAAGGTATAGCAGAACAATGTAAGTATTCCGGTGAATGGACTTCTTTCCGCAGACTGCTTCAAAAGTTCTGTCTGCCGCATGATTTTCAAAATATCCTGCGGATTGTCATATCGTTTTGGCATTTTATGTATCACCTCTTTTCAAGTTCTGGCTCTTTCCTTTTGCAATGAGTAGCACCGTATTCTGATTTTCCTACATATTCGTAGCAATCAACACATTTCCATCTACCACTTTGATACGGTTTGTGAGTACGTCCGTTGATTGAGTGCATTGTGTTTGGGTACTCATTCCAACAGCTACAATCGTAATTTTTTTCGCTCATGTAATCTTCTCAAATTGCTTTAACAGGCATTCCTTACAAAACTGTACACCGTCAAACTCGTAAAGTTCCTCTACCTCTTCCTTACAATCATCGCAATACAAATGTTTCACATTTATGTTCGGGCACCTATTGCCGAGACATGGATAAGCTTCCGTTGCGCATCCGCAGCATTCACCTTCGTATTTCACCATTTTCTGAAAAACTCCTTTAATTTATTACAGACTTGCTGAAATCTATACTTAAATAAGTATTTTTTAAAAGATTCAGTTCCATATTGATAGCAAAGATACATAATTTGTTTTTGAGTAGAAAGAGATTCATAAAACTCCTTGTCAGTTTCTTCAACGTATTGTAAAAGTACTTCATAGTCTGTTTTATTCATTACTTTCACCATCCTTTTCTCCATGCAAAAGTTCCATAAACCGAACAAATTGTCTTTGCGACACGGAATTGTTCTGCTTCTCAGGCTTCAAACTGATGACCAGATGCTTGTCGGCAATGTTCGCCAGTTCCCTTGCAAGGTTGATTTTGCCTTGTGCCAGTCCATCACGGTAACCTTTTCCCGGCTTCATTACACCAGTTACCATTTTCCCTTGTCCTTGGCTTCCTGCTGTAATGTTGTACATCTGAATACCACTATCAGAACATTTTTTAATATACTCGACTTCTTTTTCATCAAGTTCTGATATCCCACAGGTTAAAAAATGCAATGACCACCCATGCGGATTATCTTTGCTCTTGAAGCCATGTTTTTTAAGGCTCAATGCTATATGGTCGTATTCCGCAAGGTGAGAAGATGTGCGCTCTAAAAGTCTGACAGCTTGCCCACAATACCCTCTTCTGATTCCTGCTTCGTCCACTCTGTAAAACAAATAGATTCCGCTAACATTCGATATTTCGGGGCATATCTGTTTTATTTTTTTCTCACGTTCTGCTTTCATAGCATAGATTTTCTTCCAATCAGCCAACCGAATCACCGCCTTTCAAATGGAATCAAATATCCGTCCGGCAAGGCATTTATAATATTTCTCAATGCCCCATATCCTGTTTTTTGCATATTGACTAAAGCATTGCTTTGACAGGTATTCAGTTCGGATATGTTGGAATCAATGCCATTCATTATTTCACTTCTTAATTGCGGTGTAAGTGGTCTATAAAATGTGTCAGACATTCGCACCTCCATTTCTGTAATTTTCCAGTCTTTCAATCATGGTCTCTCTGCTAATATCTCCGCTCTCATGCCACTCTACCGCATGAAAAACATCGTTAAGATTCTCACTCAAAACCTCAATTCTGATGCTTGCCGACTGGATATACTCAATTAACCGCTGTGTATCTCGTGCTATGTCCTCGTAACCGTACTCCTGCAAGTGCTGAACCATGCTTTCAAGGTTTGCAATGCTTGAACTGTTCATCAGCTCAGGCACATCTTTGTAGCACAAATAATCAAAACTTCCACCACTCAAAACGGACACTCCTTTCCATTCTGTAAAATCCATTCCTTACCTGCTGCCGCATAGTCCACATTCGCCAATGGAGCAATCATTTTTACCTCTGCGACACATTCTTTGGCATCAGAATTATCACGGCTTAAATGGCACAATATGACGTTCTGCAGGGCATCTGATTTGTTCGCAATGACAAATTCTTTTACTGTTTCCAGTTCCATATGACCACGGTACACATGGGATTTCTTAGCATCGTTGGAATCCTCTGTAATGTACTTCTTCTGATAGTTACATGAAATAAGGATGTGGTTTACTTCATGGAACCGCCACTTAACAAATTCCGTGTCAGTTACATAAAGCAATTTTCCCATTTCCGGGTGAGTAATCAGGAATCCATAACAAGGGCATTCTGAACCGTCAGCGTTGGTATGTGTCCACTTACCATCCAGTGTCGTAAGATCAAATGCCATTATTTTTCCACCAGTAAACCCTATTTCCATAGGTTCTAAACTCTCATATGGCTTAAATACTGGTATTCCCATGTGTTCAAGGTCTGTTACGGATAATGAGTGGTCTTTGTGGCTGTGGGTACATATCGCACCCACAACACACTTAATATTCCAGTTAAGACCACGTTTTATTTCCATGATAGGAAGTCCTGCATCCAGTAAAAGTGTTTCGCCATTATCTGCTGTCAGAAGATAACAGTTACCGGAAGAACCGGAACCTAAACATTTTAGCTTCATATTGCTTTTCCTTTCTTTGCTTCCAAACGGCACCAACAATCAATAAATCTTTCTTCGTCCTCTTCCTTTGATACAAGATATTTTCTATATTTTGAAATCAGTGGCTTCATAGAATCTTTGTAAACATCTGTATTTATATAGTTCCATATATCCATATAAATAGTATTAAATTTACAAGATGGCATATATTCCCATACATCTTCATTTACAATTTCAACCTTATTATTCAATGGAAGTTGATCTTTTACTAAAGCTATAACTTCTTCTGATTTCTCAACAACAATAATCCTTTCAACATTACTTTTATCTTGTATTGCCAAAAGAATCATTCCAATTCCAAGACCACCAATAAGAACATTGCCATGAGCGTTTATGACAAATTTGGAATTTGTACGCTTTTCCATATATGTGTCAGACATTACAACTTCATTTTTATGTAAAAGACGTACATATTTTCCAACACTAATTCCATGAATAACCGCATACAAATTATTAGGAGTTATTTCAAATTTTTCAATTCGGAAATCTCCACACTGTCCTTCTTTTAAAACTCTATACATATCTGTATACATATTATTCAACCTCTACTTAAAGCAATCCGGTGTCTCTGCGCTGGCAATGTCCGTCTCTGCGGTCTGCGGTACTTCCTCAAATGTTGTGTCAGGAAACTCGATAGTGTTTGCATTTGCCTGTACCTCTTCTGCCACAACTTTTTCCACATCAAGTTTCACATCGGAAACATCAGGAAATTCTTCCTGCGCATACAAACCTTGGAATTTATCCGGAAAAGCTTCTCTTAATGCCTGTACAACAGCAACTTTTCTTATCATTGTTGCAGGCTTTTTGGACCATTGACCGTTGATTGTTCCATCTTTTTTTCTTCCAACATATTCATCGAAAGATACTGACTGGTACTCCGGTGTCTCTCTTCCTTTGATAAACACTTTAGCCCAACCTCCTACAATAGATTCGTCCTTAAGGACAAAAGATCCTTCTCTTTCTTCAACGGAACCATCTTTCTTCTGAACAATAATTCCTGCTTTTTTTCCTGCATAATTCGGATTTGCATCGGCTCTTTTTGTAAAAACATCTTTTCCGGTAACAATCGTAGCAGGATCATTGTTTCCAAACTTAATGAGGTATGCTTCTTTCAAAAAAGGATTAAGATGCTGATATCTGCAAAGAGACATAAACATCATTACTTCCTGATCCGATACGTTTCCACCACCGCTTACAAGGTACTTTCTTACCGTTGTTGGGGAAATTTTTACAATTTCCCCATTTGATTCGTATTCCACAATTCCTGTGTTTTCCTGCTTCTTTTCTTCTGACATGTTTCTACCTACCTTTCTACCTTTTTGATGCCGTCAATGTTAATGATGAATACCTGTGTTGTATTTGGATTCTGAATAAGTGCAAGAGTCCTTGCAAGCCTATCGTGTTCTTTAATTCTTAAAACTTTGTATTCATCATCTTTGCTTACATCTGAATCTATTACAAAATTCTGTTCGTATCCTAAAAGACCACTCCATGTACCGTATAACTTGTACTGCTTACCGGTATCCTTGACTTTTACGGTATCTCCCACGCAGATTTCGTCTTTCTTCTCCGGTTTGTAGTTTTCAAGGACAACGTACTCGCTGTGCCATAAACCAACATTTTCCTCAGATTTTTTGCAAATACATCCTGATGTCGTAACGCAATTTACTTTGAAAATATCTCCGTTTTTATAAGGAATCAAACAAGGCATCGCACAAACAATCTTGACGTACTCACCAACTTTAGCCTTTCTTTTCACCTCACGGACACCATCATCAGGCTTTACATATTCTCCCATCAACCGATTAAAAGCCAACTTAGCACCAGTACGGAAATCAAATTCATCAGCCGGATTGCATTTTGCTTCTGCTTTCTCGCCAGTGGATTTGTCCAACGCAACAACTTTGTTGTCATTGCGGTAGATGACGATGGTTTCACTTCCGACTTTTTCCAAATTATCAGAAAATATAGAACCAATTTCAAAAATTTTCCTACCACTAGTTTCTCTTACGACATCTTTGTAAGAAACAAAGTCACCATTGATTTCTGTTATTTCAATTACCGCAGCATTGTCTAAAATCATTCCGCTTTTGTATCTTTCTCCAACCTTAAATTTACGTTTTTCCATGCTATTCTTCCTCACTTTCCGGCTTAATCATAAAGCCTCCCTGATGCACTGTCACATCAGCCTTGTAAATCTCCTTGATGCTTCTAGGCATCACATGATATGTCACATCCGTATCAGCAATCTTACCTTTGAATTTCAAGGCTCCACGGTCTGAAAGTCCCAGGTACACACCCACGCAACACTTGTCATCAAAATTGAATATCACGGTGTCACCGGCATTGATTGTTTCTCCTCTTGTTGTCAAAACGGAAATGACTGTCTCTTTCTTAATCTTCATTTTCCACCTCCATAAGTTCACCATTTTCCAATCTGTACCATGTATCCGGCTTCACTTTTTCACCGTCTACCCGAAACATCTTCGCACCGACAAACTCCCATGCTTCCTGCTCTGCTCTGTCGTATCTGTCATCCTCTTTACTGCCAATATATTTCCATTCAGCAAGAACGATATGGGAACCAATGACACCCATTGCTTTCCCTTTGTATCCCCATGCAACCGCAACGCTCTCGGAATCGTTGGCAGAGGATGCACCTTTGTAACCTGTGGCAGAGGATGCACCGCAGTTACCTGTGGCAGAGGATGCACCGTAGTCA